CATTATATCCATCTGGTACATTACCTGGATCTGATTGGGTTCTTCCTAAACCATATAGTGAAGCTAAATCATGTGGTGTGCCATAAGATTTACCTGTTTCTAATGGATCGTTACCTTCTGCTTCTATTTGGTTTAGTCTAAATGCACGTTTAGCATCTTGTTGTACTAAATCTCTATATTCATCAAATTCATCTTCACTAAAGTGGAATATGTTTTCATATATCCAATCAGTAGGAATAATTTTACTATCTAACATTGTTTGAGCCAATGTCATTTTTTCTGTCATTAATGCTACTCTTTCTTGATCGTATATGATTGATGGAGTAGTTAAAGAAAGTTCAAAATTTGTTAAACTTTCATCTTTGTAACCTTGAGTATATAAATGAACTAATGCTATCTTTTGTAATTCAGATACCATAATTCTTTGAATTCTTTCTATTGTACGAGCAAATCTAATGTCTTGAGCAGCTAATGTAGCTTTACCTTCAACATCACCTTCATAACCCATAAATGCTTTTGGAACTTTTAGAGCAGCAAATAATTTTTCTCTTAAGTATTCTACATCAGCAATGCCATCATACGCTAATCCTGGTGTAGTATCTATTTTGGTTGCTGTATCATTACCTCTAATTGGAATGTAAAAATCTTCTAACATGTTTTGCATGTTATATTTTAAATTGTACTCTCCTGTTTTTTCATCCATATATGGAGTACGTTTCATCTTTGAAACTGTTTTCTGCATAAAGTTTTCAACTTCTGCAGGAGGTATATTACCTACGTTGATATAAAATACGCGTTTTTCAGGTGCTCTAACTATTCTATGTATCAACATCGCGTCTTCCATTAGAACGTATTGTTTAAACAGCTTACGCGCTGGTTCTATATATGATCTACCATATGGAAGGAAATTTGTATCCGTTAATAATCTGAAATGAGCCATTTCATAGTTATCAAATATAATAGAATTTTGGTTTATGTTATTTGCATTAGGAACGTTATAATATCCATACCCACCTGCTGAGACTCCATTTGGATCAAAAGCATACTGTATATCAGAAGGGTTATCTGGATCTTGTCCTTCTAGTCTTTCAATGTGAAATGCGTTATAAGGTATAACATTATAAACACCAAAATTTTCTGCTATTTCTAGTTTAAGAAAGAAATCCCCATATTTACACATATTTCTAACCCAAGGCCATAGATTAAATTCTATGTTTAATACATCATAAAATAAATTATATAATATTTTTTGTATATTTTCGTCTGAACTTCTAATTTGGAGCACTTCCCCCATATCATTTTTAAGAGTACTTTCATCTGCTATAATATCTAAAGCAGAAGCTATAATAGCATCTGTATCCATAGAATCATATTCTGAATATAATTGGGGTCTTAGTGTTTGGTAATTAAAATTACTTTGGTAACCATATAAAGATGTAGGTGAGGTTGAATATAACCTATTAAATCGATCTACTAATGAATTATTTTCATATTCCCCGGATTGTTGAATCCTATTAACATCCATAACCCTAAGCTGATTGCCGCCTTGATTACGAATTATTACATCTGTTGAGAATAATCTTTTAAGTCTTGAAAATAATCTTGTATCTGCCATAACGTATATATTCTATAAATATTATAAAAGCCAGCTAATGTCCTCTTCTCCGCCAGAGTAGGGGTTATCTATTTTATAAGGGTTTTTATTTTTTGTAGGAGTGTAAGCTCCTATATAATTAGTATTACTTGAAGCTATATTGTTTAACATAGTTTTTGTTAAATCTACTCCATGTTGTTTAAATTTAAATGCTGTGTCTCTCATGTACATTGCTATACCAAATGACATTACTAAATCATCATTGTATCCTTGTTGTGCTTCTGGTCTACCATTTCTCCAAATAAAAGTTCTCATTTCTTCTAATAGTCTTTTACTTTGTAATGTAACACCTTTATCACTTAAATATTCTTGAAATTTACTTATCACCATAGGTCTAACTCTTGATGACATTGTAAATCCAGGTACCATTTTTGATGTATCCATATATTGGTCAAAATACGAATCAGCTCTTACTTCTCCACTCTTAGGTGAATAATAAAGGTTATTATAACCTCTATCTATAACTGTTTGAATAGTAGACCAACCTATACTGTTGTTTTCTATTACAAGTAATGCTTCATTATATTCTGTAGCTATACCTACTAGTAAGTGTCCATATTCTTTTGTACCTAATTGGCCTTTATATTCAGCCACTTGAACATTGTTTTCCACATCAATAATATGAAATGCTGAATGATCTTTCCCATCACCACGAGCAACATCAGCAACAACCATATAAGTTCTTGAATAATCACAGGGCTCCCAAACCCACAAGTTGCGATCAGCTCCCCTGCGTTCAAGAGGTTCCTTAATGTAAGTTTTTTCATAAAATTCCATATATTCAGGATAAAATACTACATCACCAGAAGTGCTAAAATCACAATCACACTCTTGTGCTGCCATTCTAGGATCACCTAGTAATTCATCTTGTCTATCTCTCCATGCTTGATCCCGTTCTGGGTGTACAAACCATGGAAGTTTAATTGGTAAGAAATCATTTTCTTTATTTTCTGCTCTTACCCATGTTTGATGAAACCAATTTCCAGTACCATAAGGTGTTGATATTGCTATACAACCACCACCAGTGGCTAGTGTTTGTTGTGCTGAAGCCCATATTTCACCTATGTTTTCAATAAATGCTGCCTCATCTATTATTAGAATTGATACTGCTTCTGACCTACCTGCATCTGAGGCAGCTGAGGTGGCTTTAATTTGGGATCCGTTTTTTAAACGTAAATTTAATTTGTTGTTTTCTGATGCATCTACTTTAAGCCATGAAGGTAAATTTTCATACATGAATTTTACCTTTGTAACCATGTTTTTAGCTGTTTCTTGTTTAGTTGCAATACAGAGAATATTTTTATCTTTATGAAATAACATTGTCCATAAAGAGTAACCTGCTGATAATGTTGATATACCTAACTGTCTTGATTTTAAAACTATAGAATAAGGATTATCTTGAAATAAAGATAACATTTTTTCCTGGAATGGAAATAATGAAAATTGGATTCTTCCTCTTTGAGGGTGTTGTATAAAACAGTATTTCTTCATGAAATGTACAGGATCTGCAGCACATTTTAGGTACTCTTGTCTTATAACCTTTTTAATATCACTCATTTATACTAATGCTAATAATGTAAGTATGGGTAATATAATGGATCCTGTGAACCCTACCAACTTAAAAAACTTTTGTTTTCGTATTTCTTTTTTTTGTTGTTTTATAGTATCTTCTTTTAATGCTATTTCTTCATTTTTATGATTTAAAACTTCTTGAAAATTTTCTATTTGATATTGTTGGTTTTCAGATTTTTCAACTAGTTTAAATATAACATCTTTTTGTAATGAAATGGTATTAATATTTAAACTATCTTTTTCTTTATATGCTGTTAGTAAACTGTCAGTAACTTCATACTCTAGTAAATCATTTAGAATGATTCTAGCGTCTTCAAGATGCATTATTACCAAAGTATCACCGTTTGAATTAACGATTTCCTGTATTTCTCCTCTTGAGATAGTCTGAGAATGTATTGGTAATATCATCGCTATCCATATTGTCAACGATAATAGATATTTCATTTCTTTTCTTTTCTAATTCGGTAAGTTTTTCTTCCGTCTGTTTTAATATAACTTTTGTGCTGTCTATTGCATACAATATAACAGTAATTTCTTCTTGTAACTTTTGATTAATTTTATTTATACTATCATTTGATAATAATAGTCTTTCATTCTGTTGTTTTAAAGAATTTATTTCAGATTCGTATGTTTCTATCTGTGTTGCGGGTTGGAATAAAAAACTTAAAATTAGGGCAACTGCAAGAACAATTATAAAAACTAATTTTATATCTTTAAAGGGATTTTTCAAAATTATGCATCTAATTCTTGACCTCTGCCTATGTCTTCAGCTTCTTTTTCTTCTTTCTTTTTAAGATCTTCTACTTTTTTCTTAAGGTCATTTCTTTTAGTTGTCATGTCCTTTAATTCATCTTTAATTTTATCTTTAGCTTTACCCTCTGCAGCTTTAAAATCTTCAACTTGATCTTTCATTTTACTTTCTAAGTCTTTTACTTCCTTATCTACATCAGCAGCACTTTTAGCTTCTCTTATATCAGAAAATGTTACATCTGATTTGTTTTCAGGAGCATTTATCATCATTTCTCTAGCAGCTTCTTCAGCTCTATCTAAACCATCAAATACATCATCACTACCTACTATGTCATAGTATTTATCTCTAAGATTTTTTACATCTTGTATAAATCTACCAATTTCATTATAAGTTCCAGAACTCCAAGTACCTTCTGATAAAGCATCATCAGCTAATTTTTCAAGTGGTTCCCTTTTTGCTCCACCTCTTACAGCTTGGTTTATTTTCTTTTTTATTTCAGAAGCTTTTCTTTCATCATCTAATGTTCTTCCAGTATGTTTTAAACGATGGGCAGCTTGTTGAAGTTTAAAGTCTTCTATTTCTTCAGGAGTCATATTCTCATATAAGTCTTCTGATAATACAGATTTAATTTCGTTTTTGATTGTCTCTTTAAGTTGGGATTTTTTCATTATAAAGTATTTGTTATACATATTGTGGAGAAAGTGTCTCCTGTATAACTTTGATACGTTCTTCCGTAGTACCTTTAATCTCAACAAATCTTTTCATTCGATGTTTATATCTATTAATATAAATTTTCATTGTAAAATCTATTAAATCTCTATACTCAGCATCTGTTTCTCTAACTCCATTATCTTCTATATCTACACCTTCAGGTGAAACATAAAATATATAATCATATTCATTGATAAGTTGTGAAGCAAGTTCTTCAAAAGCATCAGATTGATAAAATGGAATTGATTGAGCTACCCTTGCAAAAGTCATAACATCTATAACAGTTCTATCTGTTATAATATTTTCTTGCATTAATTCAGCTGCTCGTTCTGATAGAAATATTGTTTGACCCTTTAATGTAGAATCTGTATTTAAAGGGATGCCTAAATCTCTTAGATATTTTGAACGCTCAGTTCTACATTCATAATTTTTAAATTCAGGTAGTTCTTTTAACGCATTTACTAGCGTTGTTTTACCTACTGACAT